TCGTTGATCATCAGCACTTGTGCAATTCCCTCATCATTCACAAACTGTGTAGGCATCATTCACCTCCAACGGCAATCAGTCGCCCGGACTCTTTGAACTCCATGGGCTCGCTCTTCCCCGCTTCCTGGGTTGTGATAGGAGTGTACTGAGTCTCGACGGAAACGGCTATAGAGTCGCCCAATTCGATAGACTCATCAGAGCTAACCGTGTAGGGGAATTTGAAGAACTTCGGACCATCAGCCTCGCTATCTGCACGATAGATGGCGAAATCATCGTAGTATGCTTCCATCCATCCCCTATCCGCAGGATGGCCTCTGGCGATCATGGCGGCCTCAACAGCGGACCGCACCTTGCTTCTGCGCTCGTCTAGGTCTTCGCTCTCCCTCAACGCGGCCATCATCTTGGCCCTCATCGTCTGCCCTTCCATCTCACTCCTCCTCAAGCAACGCTCACCCTTTCCAACTCATACAATAGACTCAACTCAACCTCGTAAGCAAACCCACTTGGCTTCTTCTTTTCCTCGACATACTAAACCACTTGCATCATTTCCTCGCACTCTCGAACTGTATTCCGTTGTCGCCAGGGAAGGGCGACGTATGACGTATTGAACCGCTCCATATTTTCAACGGTATAGGTTTTCCTTTGAACGCAGAACAGCGTCGATGTTCGTCTTTCTCATGGATGCAGAGCGAGCATACCGGGCTAAACAATCCTTCCGTTAGCTGCGAATCATCGAGCACATTTATCATAAGTTCACCACCTCATATTCCAGATTCAGCCTCTTGGCTACCTTGCTGGATATCTCATTCCACGCATTGGCATTTGCGTCGGCTGCTGTTATCTCGCCATTTCTTATCTGCTTCTTCACCCTGTGTTTCACAGCCTTTGCCTCGAACCTAATAGCTGCCCTTGCTTCAGATATCTGTTGTGCAGGAGTTAGCTTTGAAGACCCGTACTTAAATCCAGCATCTGGTATCTTCATTGAGAATGTCTTAGTCGGAGTGACCGCCCGTATCTCTTGCAGCCCATTTTGGATCAGAAAGTGAAGGTCTTCCTCTGAGAATCCGACATTCGCTGGATGATTATGAGTGAGGGTCGACCCTCTCATTCTGTTTATCTCATTTTCGGTGTAGTTAACACGGTCTACCAATCCCTTTTTCTCAAGTACCACTTCCCCTCTATTATTAAACGCAATCCCTGTTTCTGTAGTGTCATTCCTAATTGTATTTTCTGCGGCACTAACTCGCTCCTTCGCCACACTGGCCTGAGCGCGCAACTCCTCGGCTTTTTCCTCATCGCTTCGTTCAACTCGGTATTGAGTGTGGTGTCTACATCCAGGGTGCTCAAGTCCGTCCATGATCCCGCTAGAGAAGGCCTGGTCTTCAGGTATCCACCCGTCAGCCAAGTCACCGAGGCAGGCATTGGATGTGACACCATCATTCGGCCCACCACGCGACTTCTCCATCTTCAACCCAACATCCTTCAACTCACCAATCAACTGAGCCCCACCAGCTTCATAGGCATTCCCCATCTCGGTAACAGCAATCAACTCTGCACGTGACTCAATGTGACCAAGCGGCGAGCCAACAGCGAACTGTTTGAACTGGTTTTTGATTGCCCTGGCAACGGAGCTATACGACTCGCCCTCTTCCAACCCATTCACAACCAAGTTCTTGATGTGCTTCTTGGTGGTGTTGTTCACCCCGGCGATGTTCTTTGCGGCATTCTTATCAGCCCACTTCACAGCTTCAGGATGGGGGAGATCGAACGCGGCCTGAAGGTCAAGGCTTTCATTCAGATCGTCGTAGCCCCATCTATAGCCATCGATCGCCCCACTGGCTAGGAATGTCTCACCCTTCCCAACGGTGACCTCAAGCGCGGCATCGATCAGGGAATCCAGCGCGGTATCAATAGAGGCCTCAACAAAGAACTTCTCTATCGATGTGAGACGCTTCAATACCTCTCTCCCCTGCCATAGGAACCATGCGCGGAATTCCTTCTCCAGCTTCTTCTCAGCAGCATCCTTCTCCTTCTCGGATACCGCCTCAAGTAGCAGCGCCGCGCATCGGGTTACTTCATCCGCTGTTCTCACTGCTCTCCTTCATCTGCTTCATGGCTCCTGTGAATGCCTCGGCCAACACAACAACCACGTCATCCGTTCTCGCGTCGTGCTCCTCGGCAAGGGCTTCAACGGCACCTTGGAGGGATGAAACAGCGGCAACAATCGCGCTCTTGTTCGTGTCTTCGCCCTCAGGGAACCACTCCGCTATGACTTCCTCAACGCTGGTCTCACCAAGTGCATGTAGGATTTGCTCGGTCGTGTACTTCGGATTGATCGTTCCTGCGAACGGGAACCCACCAAGATTGGCACCTGTTACAATCGCCTGGACACGGGCAAGCACATCGGTCTCAACAATGTCGGGGAATACCACATCAACATGGGTATCGATCGGCTCGCCATTCTTGTCTGGATCCTCATTGGCCTCGTCATTGGCATACACAAACTTCTCGGCACCCCAATCATCCTCAATCCAATCGCCACTCAATCCTTCAATACCAACCTCAGCGGCACACTGGATGACAAAGCCCGTGACCTCTTCCCACACATCCTCCCACAATCGCTGACGGCGCAGACACTTCAACTCAGTAGGACGGTCAAGTGATTCGGCGGTTGCCAATGACCCAACGCTCACATCGCCAAAGAATGTCTCAGGCCATCCAAGGGCAGCGAAGACCATCAGTGCCAACCTACGGCCATCCTCCATCGATGTGGTAGCCCCTGCGGTACGGATCGGCTGCACGCTCGTACCATCACCGTGTATGGCAGCGCTCGCAACGGAAGGAGGCATACTCAAATCACCACCATCAGCAATGCCAGAATCCAACCGCCCCTTCATCGCAGCACGGGCAGCACTCCCACCCTTCGACGTGATGTCCCAAGCAAAGCGCGCATAACTGGCAACCAACGTTGACCAATTCTCAAGGAACTTGTTGTAGGCGCGAGCCCAATCCTGGGCGGCGTACAGTTCCGAGGTGCCGAACATCTGACCACGGACTGCGTTGACCTTCACATGATAGATAGGGTTGTCCCAATCGATATCAACCTTCTTGTACGTGGGGGGCTTATCAGTCGGGCGGTATCGCCAGTCGGGATACCACATCTTGCGCATCTTCCGCTCGCCCTTCACGCGCCACTGGCGGAAATACATCCAGGGCTCATCGGCATCATCAGGGTTACAGCGGATGGTTCTTACCTCATCGAAGTCCACAAACCTAACCCGCACCTCACCCTTCCCATTCTTGAAGAACAGGAAGAACAGATTGGCGGTAATCTGTAGATCGATCTCCACCTTAATCATCTTACGGATGGTGGTCCACACGGCTTTGTTCAGTGGATCATCGAGGAAGGATTGCACAACACCATCAACCACGGGGTTGACCGCCTTGATGGTCACTCCCTGGGCGTACACATAGTCCGCTTGTAGGGTTACACCCCTTCGCATCAACGGGTTCTTCAAATAGAACAGGAAGGAATCACGGGTAATCTTCCGCAAACCTTCCCTCGAAAAGTCAGTCTCATTTGCACCAGATAGCGAGATCCACCCACGGTCCTCTCTCTCCAACTCGCTCAACTTCTCAGTGAAGTTGTCGCGCATCACCCTCATATCCTCGGTCAAGCTCTCCACTGTGGGTGTCGTCTTACTCATCGCTCCCCCTCAATTCCCTCGGACCTCGGGCAACCACATCGTCATTCGCCCATATCTGACGCCACTCTCTCATCTCGCTCACGGGCAACAACCTCATCGAATATCCAACACCATCACCTTCTCCAACCTCAATGGGGCCACTGATCCAAATCAAAGCGGTTCCACCCTGGACGGGTAGAGTGGATATGTTGAGCTTAGGCATTCCCATCACAATCCTCCAAACAAAACCTCTTGCCTCATCCGTCCAGCCGCTATCTCGCAGTAGCGTTCTTCTATCTCGATGAGAACGGCCTTGCGACCTAGATCCTTGGCCGCCCTTCCAGTTGTCCCGCTTCCGGCGAATGGGTCTAGGATGATGTCTGCGCTGCATTTCTTAATTAGTTCTGACATCAACTCTACCGGCTTTTCTGTTGGATGCGCTCGCCCTGAATCTATACGTGCGTTGAAGCGCAATACAGAAGACGTGCGACGACCAAAGAAACACTTGCCGTTGATGTAGATTTCCTCGAAGTCTGGTTTCCACGGGAATGACAGGTCGCCCATTCCTGTATTGTCACCCTTGCTCCATATCAACACCGCCTTGCAATCAGGTCGTTTTATGCGCGGCGATCCAAAAATAATCCACGGGCATGATAAAGCTGAAATTAGCCAGTCGCGCAATCCTGTGTCTTTGTCTCCTCTAATTTCAAAACTATCATACTTCCCTCCCCACCCGGTAGTTGCAGAGCATCCATAAGGAGGATCTGTTAGGACTAGATCGAACTTGCCAAGCTCAGGAACGATCTCTCTGCAATCGCCGTGATAGATCGTCACCGCTTCGTCTTGATAGTATGGCTTACGTATCACAATCGTCTCTCACCCCGCAACCAAACACCGTATTCTAGCACTTGCACCGACCAAACGGAAATCAGTATTCACTTATCCCCTCTCCTCCACCCACCACAACTCTCTGACGCGACTTCAACGGCAACCCCTTCAACGTGTGGAACTGATACCGCCCACAATCCGGCAAGTGATCATCGCGTTTGATCGGGGCCACACCTGCCACCTCACCGGAAACAGGGTCCGTCATGTAGCTGTACTTCCTCATCTGGTCATCGAGGTTCGGGCACTTCCCCCGGAATATCTTCCACTTCCCACCCTTGATCATCCCCGCCACTGTCTCAATCCCCGCCATCACAGGGTTGTTCGCAGGGTAGAACGGTCCACATCCAAACTGCATCAGGTTCACCACATCGTTCAGGCGCGCCGGATCGTACAACCATCCTTCACACGCACCCTGCACCTTCGCCTTCAAGTCCGCGGCGTGGTCCTCTGCCGAGCGGGTGTAATTCACGAAGTAATCATCGTAGGAATAGTAAATCCCATCATGCCAGAACGTGAACAGGCCACCGTAGAAGATGCCCGGATCCAACACCACCCACGATGGCCATTGCGGATCGATGTCAAACGGCTCCACATACATATCAGTCTCGCCATAGTCGGGGTACACCAGGCCCATCGGCTTCCTGAACAATCCCAGGTAACGCATCTCCCACATCCACAGAGGCATCGTTCCCTTGGCCCTCTCCATCTCCTCAGGGTCGTACATCGGATTGGCGGTCGACGGGAATGAGATGCACTCATACAGCTCATCGCCCTTCAACCAAGGGAGGTAGATTGCGGAGTAGTACCAGCCCATGTTCGTAGGGTATCCACTGAACAACGCGGGGCCTTTGAACAGCCCGAGCCTCGCCTGAAGGATGATCCAGATCAACGATGGCATCTCGCTGGGCTCATCAATCCACGCACCTCTCGCGTGGATCCCCTCAATGCGAAATGGATTATCTGCCGACCTGAAATAGATAATACCACCCGTTGGGAGGTAGTAGATGTCCTGCGAGGCTGAGAACCTACCCTCAAGGTATGTGCCCCTGTATGCTTCCTTCAACAGCGGAATCAGTGTGTCGTGCAACATCCGGTAGGTACGCCCGATCACAAGGTACTTTGCACCCACCCTATTCTCATTCTCACAATCACGAGAAATGAGATCCGCTAGCCACCACGGACCCCAATAAGTTTTTCCAGATCCCGTCCCACCAATCATGGCAATGTATCGCTTGCCATCATCCAACGCGTCAATCGTCAGAGATTGGTGGTCATACGCGGTGATCTCTTTTATCCCTGCTTCCACTTCGACCTACGACCACGGCCATTCAGCCGCCCCTCGTTTACTTCTCTACAACTACAACCTTGTGAGTCTTTGCGCAATCAGGGCAGATGGCTTTCATCCCACCACATCCTGGATAGCAAACCCATCCACTCTCCTCAACTTCCTTCTTCTCGAATTCAAAGACAGACACAATATTCGCGTCATAGAACGTCTTCCCTCCGCAAACATCGCACGAATAGTAGTCGCATCCAGCCATCAGCTCACCCCCACAACCAACCACACCCACAACCACATGAAGATACCAACTCCCCACGTCCACCAGAATAGGATTCCCCACACATCACTCATTCGGCATCTCAGGACTAGATCTAGTAACCCATGAACGCTTGAAGAAGCCCTTCTTGTAACGAAGCCCTATCCCGACGACGACGCACTCATGACACGCATTGGCCGTGACATTGTAGGAATCAGAGCCCCAAACCCTCTTCAGGCTGAGGTCATATCTCTCGCACCCAGCAGGAATGAACTTTTTACATAACGCGCACTGGTGACCCTCCATGCCAATCAACCATCCTCATGCAATATCTTCTTCATCAAACGTGCCTCCATCATCCCATCCTTCAGATACCATCCACTACGCGCAACGAGTGGATACTCAGCATACTCATACCCTGTATCAAGCAATGCTTGTGTCGCCCTCAGCCTCAATGGCCGCGCACCATTATAGGAGGGAGTGCCAACAACACCCCCTCTCCCAAGTCCGGACGCAATCTGCGCAAGCGCCTCAACCAACACCTTCTCCCTGTCACTCATCGCTTGATCAACCTCCTCAACCAAAAGCGGAACCTCCACCAAGGGGTGATCTTTCGGATTGGACCAACCCTCATATAGGCATGAAGCTCATGCCTCAGGAATGGATTGTCATAGCTCTCAATCCGAGCCTTGGGCATTCTCCGCTCAACAGGCGCGTCCACCCACCCCTTATCCTCCATGTCGCCCAATCAACCCCCTCAACCACTTCCCCACACTCTTCCTCTTCCTAATCGCTGGCATCGGGCGGCTCAACTCACGAGCAGCCAACGCCAACTTCCAACCACCACGGGGCAAATACCTGGCATCGAAATACCTACGCGTACCGATATTCACATCAACCTCCTGTGGGAGTAGGCCCCCACTTGCCTCCAACAATATCGGTGATCCGCTGTGCCAACATCTTCACCATGACGGCTGGAATCATCGCCACATCATATCGAACATCCCCGCTCTCTGGCTTCTCACCATCAACCGGCACGGACTCAACATGGGCCACCATCGCCAGGGATAGCATTATTCCATCCCCTTCCTTCCCATCTGTCTTGATCGGTATGAGCATCCGGCTAATCGTCGAGCCGTCAGGGTCCTTCCTCACCAACTTCATGCTCACCAACCGTGCGGCCTGACCAAACCGGAATGTCGCAAACATCGGGAACGTCTTCAACAGCTTCAACGCTCGCCAAGGGGCAACGACCTTTCCCCACATTCCTCTCACACGGTCCTTCATCGTTCGCTTCACCTTATCGACCATCACTCACCCCTTCAATCTTCCTCACAGCCAGCTCCTTCCAAGTGTTCGCGTATCTGTACCACAAACACTCAGTCATTCTCAACATCTGCTCTGCACTCAACTTCCCAACCTTCAACACTGGGGGCTTCTTCAACACTTCCACCTCATACGCTGGAGGACTTCCCGGGTACGGCTTGACCCACTTATCCCTCACCACAATCAATCCGGCATAGTCGGGCATGTCCTCCACCCTCAACAACCCCTGCGGTGCAGCATAGCAGAAGGTGCGGGGGCGGTGGCTCAAATGGCTATCGTAGGAAGTCCCCGCAAGGCCACGGTGCTTCCCTCTCTTGTTGAAATCAGATCGGAAGTCTGAGCGGGACACCTTCACCTCAATCTCATGGAAGTACATGGCTTGGGTCATGCTGAACATATCACACTCATGCCATCCACGGGGTGTGAAGTTGGGCAACACCATCCTCCTGCCCCTCATCTCCAACCATCGGAAAAGGGCAAGCTGTACCTCAACCGCCTTCCACCCTGTGAATGATCTCATATCTGAGCCTCACAGAACGGACACCACATCGCTGGAAGGAATCCGGGGCTCTTCATCACACGGGTCTTCTCAAACCACCCCACCACAAGCGGCCCCGCCTCATCTCCATCCGATACAGGCGTCCACTCCAATTGGTCTCTATGCTCGATCAGTGCTTTGAATAGATCGGAACAGCACACGGCCTTCATCCCCCACCACACTCACTCATCTTCTTACCGACTTCCCACACAGCAGCAACCTGGGGAGGTAGGGTCGCCAACTCACACTCAAACGCGCTCTCATACAGATCGACCACCACTTGCCTTAACACCTCAATCGATACTCCCTGAACAACTCCATTGAACATCCCAACCACACCACCACCAACCTCTGGATGCACCTCCATCCCACCACCTGGGGATCGAGGGTCAACGCTCGGCACCTTCAACAGAGTCTCACGCGGATAAGCACAATTCTCAGGGACGCGTATCCACCTTCCACTCTCCCAACTTAACCCGTACTTCCCCATCCCTCGAACCAATCGACCGGCCTTTGTCTTGTAGTGCTTCCTCACCCCCACCACTAGCATACCGTCAGTGCCTTCAAACATGCCGGGGGACTTCACCATCACATCCACATGGCACTTCATTTCTCTCCTCCTTCTGCACCGGTACTCTATAAGCGCGCGCGACCGCACTTTCCTTAGACCTGCTCTGTATCCTTACTTCTGCTATAAAACTGGATTGAGGGGGTCACGTCCTGCTCCATGCTGAGGCCAATGCTACGTACACGACGACCACCACGACTACAACAATCCCCGTTGCTCCGCATAGAACTCCAAACCAGAACATCTCACACCTCCATCGCACACATCTATTGTATCACCACAACACTCCGAATACTAGTCCTCATCCCTCTTCTTGCGGTGGATCACTATCTGCTTCCTCTCGGTCACAGTCGCATCCACTTCACTCTTCTCAGTCTGCCCCAACCAATTGGCACCGAGGAACTTCTGCATCGGTACACTGCCCTTCTCAACGCTGTCCCACTGGTGTCTTCGGAGCGATTCT